ATATACATTTGTTTTGCCATATGTTTCTCAATACCTTTAAAATTACAAACTAAAAAACTTATCGCCTCTCTAGGTGTATTAAGATCAACTTCAAACTCAGCTTGACCTAAAAACTTTCTTAAAGTGCCGTAAACTTTGATTTTTTTAAGCATCTATTTCATCAGGTCTTATTACTGCTATTTTATCTGATTTCGGTGAAACAAGATAAAAAGTTAAATCTATTGATTTACAACTATATTTATCTGATTGAGAAAACTCTAGAATGTCTTGTGGGTGACTATGAACAATACCAACAATTTCATCTACTGCATCCTCGACTTCTGCATAATCCAAAGGATCTATTATAAAAGAATCCATTTTATATTCATTTGATATATTTTTACAAGGATAATATCTTTCTTGTTTATTTTTAATTCCAACAATTCCACATGATTCCTCTGGATCACATTGCTGTGCGTGTTTTATTGCATCTTGCTTCCATAAATAATCCATTATGTATTAATAAAACTTCCAACCCCTGCAAATTCATTTCTTGTGACTTGTCTAGCTGGTAATTTTTTATTTGCCTGATCTAAAGCACCTACAAGCTCAAATTGAACTATCTCTCTTGATTCACTTGTTTTTCTGTCAATAAAAAATATTTCTTGCGGTAATTCATTTGATGATGGTGTGCCAAATGGGTTGCTACTGCTAGGAAAATTAACAGCATCAAGTTCACTTGCAAGGGTTGTAATGCGTGTTATTTTTGCATCTGCTAAATCATTATGAGGTGTTGTTAAATTTACAATTATCATTAAATCAGTAACAGTAATAACTGACCCACTTCTTGTAATACCACCCAAATTTGCAACAGTTAAGGTTGGTCTTGGAACTTGACCTCTGCCAGTAAACTCAGCACCTTCAAAGGTAATTGGAAATCTTTGGTAAGAATTTCCTTGCCAAACTATTTCTGCATTTGAGTTCATACTAGAACCAGCATGGAATCTAAATGTTGTAGGGACACTAGATGGATTTCCTGTCGCATAATGCAAACCTTCAACAAGTTCCATTACAAAAAGTTCTATTCTCGAACTAGGGTTTAGCTTTTGTAATTCAGAAACTGGAATAGCCATTATGGTTCTGCGACTTGTTCAAAAGTTAAATTCATAGTAACTCTATTATCTAAAATCGCAGTTCTACTTCTTCTTGTACAAACAAATTTTAAAGCTGAAGAATGATGTGGCGGTGTAAAATCAAAATTTGCCTGATCATCAAATCTTGCATCTAAAAAAGTATCTATTGTTGTTGCATCTGTTGTCGAAACATTAAAAGTTAAATTTAAAG